CTGGAGTTTCTTCGTAAGTGTCTGGATAAAAATCTTCATCTGTTGACTCTGTAAAATCAACAACGTCGCCATTTGCGTCGGTTGTTATAGTAGAGCCGTCGTCAAATGTTGTAGTCTTTAATCCACCAGAGGCACCTGTTTGTGATGAGACACTGCTCATATCAAAATCTTCGCCGGTGCCAGTATTCATAACACCGCCGCTCATATTAAAATATGGATCTTTATATTCGTCGCCTATATCGGAATATGGATCTCTATATTCAGATAAAGCATCTAGCGGGGATTCTTCTTCTAGAGATGGTTCTTTGGCTAAGACATCTAGCGGTGACTCTTCTTTTACAGATTCGGTTAGTGTTGGGTCTGGCAAAGGTTCTGCGTTGTCAAACTCTGGGGGTGCCGCCGTTACCAATACGTTTGAATCTGTTGACGCCGTTGGTGCGTACGGTGACACGCCGGATTGATCTGCGTCCATTTGACCCTGCGCTATGGCATAGGCCTCCTCTGGAGAAAACCCAGAGTCTATAGCGTCTTTAAATATTTGTGATGTAGTTAACGGGTCTGTTGTTGGAGATGTAATGTTAGCTAGCTGTTCTTGCCCTTCAGCTAAATTAAAATCTTCGCCGGTGCCGGCATTTGTAAAACCGCCACTCGTATTAAAATCTTTTACAGCATCTTTAGCAAATGATGTCGCACCAGATACAATTCCAGTGGCCAAGCCTTTACTTACATCGCCGGTCTGCGCGGCTGAGGATATTGCTTTATTGATGCTTTGGTCAGCAATGTCGCTGCCCGTTGTTAAGTCAAATTCGTTGAATAAACCTTGGGTGACAAAATTTGTTGCAAAATTTGTTGCAAGACTTACAGGGTCGGCACCTTGGGCTAGTTGCGAAGCGGTGTTAAGTATCAGAGCCGCCTCGGCTGTTGTGGCACCGGCCCATAGATAGGGGGCCGCGTACGGCGCAGCTACGGCGACCGCAATTAAAGGTAGCGCCTTTACCGGGTCTTCTATGATCGCTTCTACTGTTTTACCTACGGACTTGGCAGTGTCTTCAACTACCTTACCTACGTCTTTAGCAACGTCAGCAATAACGTCACCAACGGCACCAACCGCATCACCGACGGACTCAACGGCGTCTGATATGGCTTCTACAACGGCTGCCATTATTTACCAAGCCTTTCACCAAGAATTAATGTTACTTGAATCTGATTGTCTTGTGTCTTAGCAACGGTGTACCCCATCTGTGGGTTCTGTAGTTCTTGTTCTTCGCGGCCAATAATCTTAAATACGTTTAATACAGAAGGATCAGAAAATTGTGTTTTTAATCCTTTAAACCCATCAGAAACTGCTTGGTCAACAAACTTTTTGCTATTCTCTACAAAGTTTTGCGCGGTATCAGCGTTTAAAGCCCGGAACATACCATATTCTGGTTTGCTTTCCGAGCGGTGGATAATAAAAATTGTGTTACCAAAGCGGTAAATTACTGCGCCCTCTATACCAAGCTCACTAACAAAAGTTAGATATACCTGTTTGAATGAGTAGGGCGAGCGCGTATTTTCAGACGCGATCTTTACGATTTGGTCTGTTGGCAGCTCTTGTTGGTTGCTATCGACCATCTCGGCCATAGTAATCCTTTACTTAGAAACTGCTGCTCTTGCGGCTAGTGCCTCTTCTACAGCTTTTTGAAAAGCTGGGCTAATAGCGTTAGTGTCGACCTTACGATTAGCCAGAATTGCGTCAGCAACTGCTTTGTCGTTTAGATATTTCATGGTTTGTTGGCCGTGCATACTATCTCCTTTGGTTAAATACTTCTACTTATACTAATGCAAAAATAATCAGTTTGTCGCCCTAAATCAAGTGCTTGGACCATTTAAAATAAAACTAAGTGCAGAGGCCCACTCCTGCCACGTCTCAAACGCCTCTGGGTCTGGCACTGGGTAGCTTTCAAACGTAGTCAACTGGCTAATGTTTTTAGCAACCTGTTTCCAATTATCCTCAATGTCATACATAATTGGCTCCTCACTAAAGTAGTGTAGGAAGTTACCGTTCCAATCTTCCCAAGACATATACTCTGGGTCGATTGGGAAAAAACTCTGGGTACTCACGGTCTCTCGTCGCCGTACTCTGCCGTAATTAACAAACGGCCCATCTCAAAATTACCGTCCAGTACGTTAGACTCAAACTTTAGTCTCATCTCGCGGTGCTCTACGCGCAGGTCAATTTTGCCGGTGTCTGGGTCAAAGTAAAAAGGCCCAGAGTTTTCTATATCACCACGGGCAAACTTACGACCAAGAATAGTCATTCCCATAGTACCAGACTGAACAAAGTCCGGCTCAATACGTCGTAGGTGCATCCTGCGGTTTACACCGGTTGCGCTGTCTTGGGCCGGTATACCACCAACCCAGCTAATGTCGCAGGTTGTAATACTTGAGGTAATTGCAAACTCTTGGTTAAACGTGATTGCGTTTGTGCCAAACTCATGCTGCCAAAGTGGGTACCCACCCTCGATGTAGTACACCAAATTACCGGCAACAAGAGCCGGGTTAAAATTTGTGTCTACCGTAATTAACGTCACACCCGTTGGGTTAGTCGCCGCTATGGCAGACGTAAATAAAAACTGACTAGTTACTACCTTGTAAACCGTTGGGTTGCTACCGCTAGATGTGGCGATGTAGTCACCGGCACCAAATGTAACTGACACGTCTCCGGTTAAATAAATTTGGTTAGAGTTTAAAGCTGGTTGGCTGGCGGGTTTGGCAATTACAGTAAACGGCGGGCTAAATGTGTTTATATCTTCCCAGCTAGCCCATATTGGCGTTGGGAAGATTTCTGTGGTATAACCACATGATCTGCGTGATCCAGACGCACTTCCAGCGTCGTACCAAATTTTATCTTTAACGTTGTATATGATTGCGTCGGTGCATTCTGTTGCATCGCCACGGGGATAAAAAAACCAGATCTCATTATACCGAGGTACTTTAGTGGCCCATACCTTTTGGCGCTGTACGAAATTGAGGTTATCAAATAGCCAGTTTACGTTTTTATCATTTGGCAGTACAGAGACCGCACCGTTATATAGGTAGAATCGGTCAACACCCATCCAGTAAAATATACCATCCATCTCAACAAAACACGAGGACGATATTGTAGAGATCTGGCTAGAAATAATATCATAGCGCCAGTACAGCGGATTCGTGCCAGTAAACGAGACACGAATCAAACTATCGGTTGCCCAAAACATTCCGGATGGTGAGTTAGTACCACCACGCACGGGTATGCCCCTAACAATCTTAGACGAGGCCATGTTGACCTGGTTAGCGGTTGCTCCATTCCAGTCAGTAATTGTCTGCTGGTTGTACGTTGTTAGTGTTGTATTAATTGCGACGTTGTTGTTGGCAATAAAACCGTCTGATCCATACACAAACGTAAATGGGTACAACACACATACGCCGCCGTCTACTACAATTGGGCGATAGGTTGGGTTTTGCCCACCAGTATCTGCTAACCCTTGAAAGCTCCATTGGTTTGAAGAATTTGGTAACAAGCTGCCGGTTAATACTTGGGTCTCAATTGCGTTGTCAATATTTGCTAAGTTTAGGCCTGGGTGAGCCAACACTTGTAACGAACCGCCAGCGGGAGAGTACTGTAAATCAAACTGCCACAACAAATTTGCATCAGCGGTAAATGTTTCATCATACAACGACACCGTTGTTGGTGACCCAGCAATACTAGATGTTGTTACAATTACCGTGGTATTTGGTGCCGTATATGATGAACTAATTACTGTTGTCTGTGTAGCTGTGTTATTACTAAAAATAACTTTCATGCCTGCGGGAAATGCCGCGGTTACATTGCCTGCTACAACAAACTGACTGACGGTATTAGATACTAAAGTAAACGGAGAATAGCCTGGTAAAATATTTACAGTAAGCGGACCACTGCCAACACCAAATGTAGTGCCTGTTGTAAATACTTCTAAACCGTACTGATTACCAACGAATACGTAATTAACGCCATTGTACGAGTTGGCAATCATGCCTCGTGGAATACCAGTAAACGTTGCAAACAGTTCACGATAGCCACCCATTTTCTTAGGCACACCACGTTGAAAACGGCACCACTCTCCGTCACTAAACTCACGTGACTCAAATACTGTACCGTCTCGTTTTATACCTGGCTGCACGCCAAGTGTATATACCAGATTATACTGATCTGGTAACTTGTTTTCTCCGGCCATTAGAACGTCCCACCACTGATGGACCCCGCGTTAAATGCTGCAGGTGTTGATACTTGGGGGCTCAACGTGTTGGTATTATCAAGCGTTAACATATTAGTTGAGTTGGCTGATAGACCGAGCACATTAGTTCCGACTAAGTACATACCCGTGTTGGTGTTGCTAATAAAAGAGTGTGACGGTGCCGCGGCGGTTCCATTAATTGCAAGAAATATATTGGTCGTTGTTTGACTAATAACATACAAGAAATTACCGTCGCTTAGCACTAAGGCGACGGCGCCATTCGCTAAACTAATTGGCGTCTGCAGGCTGCCAGATACTTGGAACGTGATATTGTACCCAGCCTGACCTGTGTCGTTAACCAACACGTACAACTGTGTTGTAGCTGGAAGAGTAACAGCCAAAGTAGCTGCTCGTGTGCCGGATAGCGCGACATACGTCTGAATAATTGGGGCGTATGATACTAAACTAAAAGTGTTGACAAGAATAGAGTCTACATCATATGATGCAGACGTGAATGTTACATTAGACGGCGCCGCCAAACCAACGGTAAAGAAGTTGTTGGTTGACTGTTGGAACAGAATAAAACCTGACTCCGCCGGGTTTACACCTAATGTTGCACCGCCGTTAATTAACGACGCGCCCTGTGGTGCAAATGTTAACGTGCCAGTTCCGGTATTTCTAAATGCAATAAACCAACCCGCCGTTAAACTGGCTGCCGTTGGTAAGTTAATAGTGTTGTTACCGGCGGTCCAGATAAATGTGCTGGCACGGCTGGCGTTGGTAACGGTTGGTGGAGATGACACCTCAATAATGTTTTGTGTGGTGTTTAGCTGGCCAGAAAGCGCCACTAAACCAGGTCCGGCTAATGAGGCAGCATCAGCAGATGATGTGCCAGCACCAAACGTAACGTTTTGCCAGACACCAGCAGAAGTTGTATTACTAGATAAGTAAAAGTATTTAGATACACCGGCGGCAATTGAAACCGATCCTGTGCCCGCAAAATCTTGAACAGTAAACGCTACAGCGCCAAAGTTACGGATTAAAATATCTGCGCCGGTGGTTCCTTGGTTTGCCTCTGGCAGTTTAATAATTAAACTGGCGACAGATGGTGTGGCATCAATAATACGAGCGGCAGGTACTTGCGTTGGGTTTACAACGGCTGGCCAATAGAGCTGTACGTTTGCGCTAAAGCTAAGCGCATAGTATGACACGTCGGTTGGTTGTACGACTGTTCCGGTAAACGGTGATGTAAATATTGGCATAGTTTATGGTTCCTGGACCGTAGTATTTCTATCAATACGACGCGAGTTGTCTTCTTTTTTCAACGCAGCTAGTGACTCAGTGTAGTACCCCTTCCACACAGGCAGTTTGTCCAAGGCTTTTAAATACCCCTGGGCCTGTAGTAAGGTACCAAACAGCATCGCCTGTGGGCACTCGCGCGTGAACAAGTTTGTTTGATTACTATCGTCTAGTGGCTGGATTAGGCTATAATATATAATTTCTACTGGGTAGTCATCATCTGGCTTTGGTGCAAAGTTCCAGTTGTTGTAGTCATACTCACCGTAATACTTTGGTTGTCCATTGGCGGATTCCGATTGGTACTGTGCAATGTAATCTTGTGAGCGCAATAACATAGGCGCACCATTAACTTTCATTGACACCGTTTTACGCCAACGGGCCGGCTTTGCCAGTACGTCTACATTGGTGGGTAATGTGGTCTCCACTACAGTTAATTGTAGTAGTGATTTTAACTCGGCGGCAATTGCGGCCTCAGCCAAACCAATTAGGCTAGGTATCTGTGCAACAAATTCAGCGTCGTCACGTTCCATGTAACGCTGGACGTCCTCCACCAGATTGCTGTAGGTCATTACGTATGCGCCGCTCATCGTGTGTAGTAGCTTATGTTAGGTTGGAAGTAGATTGGTGACTTGTCACGCTCTTCTTGCGCTGCGTCGTATTCTAGTTTAGTGGCCTGTGTCTCTAAGTACTGTACACGGTTTATATCAATCTGTGGTAATTGTAGCGCTAGTTTATGTGATAGGCTGGCCTGGATAGAACCAATCCAGCGGTTTGGTAAATACAATTCATTTGTTAACGAGCCAACGTCTGGCATCTGTGTCTCTACAATTAATTGAAAGACTTGGTAGTTATTGTTTGGTACGGGCCACAAATACATACGTGGCTCGATCAGACGATCAAACCAGTACTGCAATGTGCGCTGGCTGGGGAATTGTTTATTGGGAAGGCTCCAGTAGTCATTACGGTTTAATCTGGCCATGGGAATAACTTGCTGGCTCTGCGCAAACTGGATGGCGCGCAACGAGAATGTTGCGGCTGCGTTTCGGTTCTTTAATCTAAAGTAATAGAATGGTTGTGTGGCGTTAATGCTAAAGTATGCCCATTCACGATCAGCCAATGTAGTGGACGGGAATGATTCCCACACCGTCCAGTTTGTTCCGTCGTCACTAACCTCAAAGTCTAAGGTATAAGTTGCCGTTGTGCCTGGGCAGTACGCATTAAACCCAACGTAAAACAAACGGGTTTGGTTGCTGTATGCTGCACCAAAGAAGTTATTTTGTAATGTTGTGGTTGCAAAAAGATCTAGTGTATCGTTTGCGTCTTGATCAAACAGGTTAACCACGTTTACGTTTGACGTTGGGATTAGACCGCTGTACGCTGGGTTAGTAATATATACCCAGTTTGCCTCACGCACGTCAATCGTGCTCTCGGGTAATGAAACCCACTGCGCATTTGTTGGCGCGCCGATGACTTTGTTTTCTAAGAGCCACAGGTTAACGCCGCGGTTAGATAGGTTTTGTAAGATGTAATACAGCGCCTGTTTACCTGCGTCAACATACTCGGGCGTCATCTCTTCTGCCGTTTTACCAGCATCACGATAGGCGTACGAGATCAACTGATCTATGTTGATTTTAGTCTGGTTAGTTGTACCAGAGTATGACATAAATTAACGTCCCCTGCCGGATGGGCGTTTAGTTACTTGTTGTGGAAGGTTTGGCTTTGCCTTGCCGGCTTTGATAAATTCTTTGCCAACCTTCTTGGGGATGCCAATGGTTGACTTACCAGCCGCTGCGGCGTACATCGCCTTCTGTTGCTGTTTAGACTCTATTGGCATATTAGCAAGTCTTTCCGCCTTTTTTGCGGTTGATTAGACTGCCTAATCCACTACCCATGCCACCTTTTTGTGCGGCTGCTGCGGCTGCTGCCTCTTGTGCGTCTAGTTCTTGTTGTTGCATTGGGCTTAACATGGCGCGGTTTTTAGCGCGGTTGGCTAAACGCATTTTTTCTGTATTAGACATTACTTGACCCATGGGGTCAACAGTCATGCCGCCTGTATTCATCTTTTTTACTTCACCACCTTTTTTAGCGTAGCCCATCTTGTTACGGACGTTGGTTGGGAGTTTGGCTAGGCCAGGGTTCTCTTCTGTGTCGACAGATTTTAATGAGCCACCCTCAGCACACTTTTTTGAGGAACCACCCTTCTTCATCATTGGGGGAGGTGTCATGCCCGTATCTAGGCTCATTGTTGGTGCTGGCTCGGCAATGTTTGACATCGCTGGCTTAGTAGCTGCCTTTGACGGTGCCTTAGCTTTTTTGGTTTTTCCACCGGCTTTGTAGCGACCTACGCAACCGCCCTCTTTCTTCATACGACCACCATTTTTTAGCTTAGACAGGTCAGTCTTCTCATTTTCGTGTGACTGCTTGTCGTGCATGGCAAATGCCTTCTTTACGACCTTCTTGTCTTGTGCAATGTCTTCGCTCATCTCTGATTTTTCAGAGTGGCGTGACTTATATTTAACAGCGCCGCCTTCTTTAAAGCACTGCATTTTTGGTGATGATTTAAAGCCGTCCATGGTGGTTCCTTCAGGTTAATGGTTCTATATCTACTAATGCAAAATTAAGGGTAATTACGCCCCGGCTAAAAATAACGATTTTTCTATTTGTCTACGTTTTTTAAGGACCGGCGGGTTGCTCCAATTAAGAAACGCTTCTCCTGCCTTGTGCACGTTGCCGTCGTTAAGGTGCTTAACAACCTCAGAGCGGGCCATGTTGTCTGGTCCAATGTTATGGCACAGGCTCATCAAGGCGTCAATCTGGTGCCGTTTGGGAATGCTGTTTAAAGCCGATTCTAGGGCCGTAGAGCACTTTTCTAGGTCCCGGTGTAGGATACCTATCACCTCGGCCTCAGAAAGCTCCCTATGGAGCAAATGAGCGTCCCTTTGGCGTATTAGGTGGCCAATGCCGGTCGTCCACTTGCCTCCGTAGTCCTGGTAGGCGCGGTAGCGCTTTCCCTCAAAGTGTTCAATTAATTCAACGGTTGAGTCCGCAACCCACTGAAATGGGGTGTGGGCCACAGCCCATTTAGCTAGGGGGTCGTGAAAACACGCGCCCCAGACAAGCGCAATCGCGCAGGCGTACACCGCCAGGTGATGTCGTAACATAGAGTCTCCTCGTTAGTTTGCTATATACTAATGCAAATTTATGCTAAGAAAAGGCTCTCGTGCCTGTTTTGTCAATAATAAGCGCCTGCTTACGAGGCGCGGTGTCTTTAGTGTTTGGCACGCTAATATGCGTCCAGGAGCCAAACTCTTCAATAATCTGGTCAAATGGTATTCCTCCATCAATGCAGGCTTGGACCACCTCTTTGGGTGTCATGCCGGGGACTCTGATATCGGCGGCACAACCTAGCCTATGCTGGCTAGTGTCCTTGCTACCGACAGAGTCGTTGACTGGTTTAGAGCGAAACGCTGAGTTTACAAGGATCGGCTTGTTTAGTAGCGATCTGATTTGTTCCAATAACTCTGCGGTGCGTACTAGGTTAGCTATCTCGGTGGCGTTTGGGGTGTTGTCTAGCCCTTTGCGTTGTGCCACCTCAGATGCGGTTAGTTCTTCTAGTGTAAAGTTAGGGCTTAGGTTCATTCTTTTTACTCCGAATCTCGGTTATTTTCTCCAGGCTACGTGACCCAAAATACGCCCCGAAGACGAGCATGCCCCAGTTTCCGAGCAGCGTAACATAGGACTCGTTGGCGTTGAGTCCGAAGGCGGACATCATCGCAAATACAAAGTAGCCACCAAGGATCGCTATGAGCGCCATGGGGCGAATATTTTTAGACAGCCAAGAGTCAGACGACATGTCAGACTTCCAACGATCTGAAATATTGTTCTGCTCGTTCATGTCGGCGTTTAGCTCGGCTAACTTGCCCTCTTGCTGGAGCTTTATGAGCTCTTGTTGTGCTTTGGCTTTAGCCTCTGGGTCTGGGATTAGCTTGTCAATTATCTTGGTGCCAATGTCAAACAGCGCTGTAATCGGGAACATTATTTCTTACCCCTTATAGCCCCATACAACGTACCAGGCAACGAAACCAGCGACGAGAAAACAGTAGAGCTGAACTCTACGAATTTCGTGTAGGTCTTTGTTAAACAGCTTTTCATTTTCTTTTTTCTCCTTTAAGAGACGCGCCTTGATGACCTGTATGTCATCCCAGGCCTTGGGGCCGTAGTTTTTAATTACCTCGGCCTTCATCTTTTGCTCGAGGCGTTTTACTTCCTCGATGATTTTAAACTCGTCAAACGCTTTTAGTATGGTCTGGTCAACGTGAAACCGCTGCGCCTTGGCGCGCTCTTGGGCGCGTTGTTGGGCTAGGTCGATTGCTTCTTTTTGTACGTTAGCGATGCTGGCGGATAGTTCCTTACTCACGCCGCGGGCGGAGTCTAGGGAACCGCTAAGAGATTTTGCTCCTTCTAAAAAGCCAAGTGGATCTGACATTATTCATTTTTATTAGTGTAGTTTTACGAGTAATGCAATCATGGTTGCTATAATAAACCCTACCGATCCCACTAGGATTTGTTCGATGCGTTTTAGTCGTGCGTTAATGCCGGCGTATCGCTCGGCACAGACTGCCTCGTGGGCGGATAGCGCCGCTTCGTTTTTGTCAATTAGTTCGGTCATATTGTTTTATTAATTAGAATAAAAAGTTTCATTTATACATCCCCTGTGTTTGTTGATGGAAACGCGCGAGTAGGTACGTTTGTGCCGGGCCAAATAATACGGACGGCGCCATCACCACCCTGGCCTGAGTTTGGTTGTGCCTGCCCAGATCCACCACCGTAATTTCCACCAGTCACATAAGCTCCGGTTGCGCCACCAGACCCACCTCCGCCGCCATTTCCTTGGCTAGGAGAACCAGAAGTGCCGCCTGCACCGCTAGTGCCCTGACCCAAGATGCCGACGCCGCCGCCGCCAGCACTGCCGACACCGCCGCCGCCGCCGCCGCCACCGCCGCCGGAACCCGCAGATCCGTTAGAGGTTGCGTTTGGCGCGCCAGCCCCTCCGTTGCCAGCATACCCACCAGCGCCCCCACCACCGTTATAGCTGCCTGTTCCAAGATTTGCATCGCCGCCGTTGCCGCCGCCGTCACCTGTAAAATTACCACCAGTAATACCACCACCACCACCTCTGACAGTTGCTAATGTATCAAAATAAGATGCACCACCAAATGCAAAGGTGGTTGTTGATTGATTTATAACAAAACCGCCAGCGCCAACAACAACGGTGTATGAATTTCCGGGGACAACTGTAATATTATTTTTATAACCCAAGCCCCCGCCGCCGCCGCCAAAAACGTTAACGCCGCTAGCGCCACCAGAGCCGCCGCCGCCCACACAAACAACGCAAACAGATGTTACGCCGGCAGGAGCAGTCCAAGAATATGTTCCAGGGGTTGTGTATGCTTGTTGCCCCGCAAGTGTTCCAAACGATCTTTGATTTTGAAAAGCTGCTTGTAAAGCTCCGCTCATGTTAATCCGCTTCCTGATATTAGCCAAGTAGTTGAAGTAATTTTAATGGCTGTTGCAGAACCGTATTGAGCAAGTGTTCTTGTACCAGTCGTACCCGCGCTGGATAAGTACATGGTGTCCGTTGTAATTGCAATGCTAATTGAAGTGGTTGACAAATTGATAAATGTAATTGCTGTCCCTATTGCATACGCTACAGAGGAATTTGCAGGTATTGTGTAAGTTGCCGCACCAGCCCCAACAGCATGATAAATATGCTTACCAGAGTCAGCCAACACCAAATTGTAATTGCCTGTTTGCGCATTTTGAGGGATGTTTCTAAAGCCCACCGAATCCGTGCCGTCAACTGTACAATTTGATAATGTTCCGCTAGTGGGCGTTCCAAGAATTGGAGTAACCAAAGTTGGTGATGTAGCAAACACCAAAGAACCTGAACCAGTTTCATCAGTAACTGCGGCGGCTAAGTTTGCGCTTGACGGGGTACCCAGCCAAGTAGCGACGCCAGTACCAAACGATGTAATACCAGTACCTCCGTTTGCAACGGGAAGAGTTCCAGTCACACCAGTGCTTAAAGGCAATCCTGTAAGATTGGTTGCTGTTCCGCTAGAGGGTGTTCCTAAAGCCCCACCATTGACTACAAATGCCCCTGCCGTGCCTGTGTTGACCCCTAGAGCCGTTACAACACCCGTTCCAGTAGTCGTAGTGCTAGGGGCTACTCCTGCACCGCCACCGATCATTAAAGCGTTTGATGCCAACAATCCTGAGGATGCTAAAGTTCCTGTTGCCGTGTAAGCTAGGATACCGCCACTAGTTCCAGCCGTAAGACCTGTGCCGCCGTTAGCAACCGCTAATGTTCCGGCCAATGTGACCGCGCCCGTTGTGGCGGTGCTTGGTGTAAATCCCGTTGTTCCGGCGGTAAATGACGTGACTCCAGTACCACCTGTTGCGTTTAGTGTACCAGCAGAAAACGTTAAGTTTGTACCGATCGTTACGTTACTAAATCCACCGCTGCCGTTACCATACAGTATTGATGTGCCAGACGTGGCCGGCGCGTAGTCGGTGCCAGAGGCCGCGTTACTAAATCCGCCGCTACCGTTACCTTTTAAAATAGATGTGCCAGACGTGGCCGGCGCGTAGTCGGTGCCAGAGGTTGCGGCGCTGATTGCCGTGCCATTTCCTTTTAGTACCCCGGTAATGGTTGTGCTTATTGTAATTGCCGGTGTGCTTGTTGCGGTGGCTACCGTGCCAGCAAACCCATTTGCTGTCGTGACAGACACACTTTGTACTGTGCCGGGAACTGCCGCGGTTGAGGCTATCAGCGTAACTACACCGGAACTATTTTTAAAGTACAGCTTACCGTCGTTGGTATTAATTGCCAATTCACCAGCCGCTAAATTGGCGGCCAGTGGCACCGCCAAAGCAGTTGAGCTACTGTATAATCTGATCGGTGTAAATCCGGAGGCTGCCATATTTATTCCTTGTAGAATGACATATTCTTAATTAATCGTTCGTTGGTCGGGTCAAGCTCTATTGCCAGTTCCCCGTACTTAATTGAGTCTTCTTTAAAACCAAGACGGTGGGCTGCAATTGCAGCAAAGTCATATATTAATGGACCCCACGCCTCTGGGTTAGACGCGTGCTGCGCTGCATTTGTGGTAATCTCTATGCCGTTCTTTGCCGCTGCGTAAGACTCCGCCCAAATTTGTTTTTGGTAGCAGGCCTGCGCTAGGTGGTACCAGTTCTCTCTTAACCGTGGCTCCTCCGCGCACGCGAGCCTGAACCAGTATAAATAATCTTGGTCTAGTTTGTAGTACGCGTCGCCAATCATGCGCATCACGTGACTTCTTTCTAGTGACCACGTTGCGGTTGGTAAGGCAAGGTAACGTTTTAATTCGTCAATTGCCTTTTGCCATTCCGCTCGGTAAGTGTGCTCGCGGCCTAAATAATACGAACTACGGTGGCAGCTTGGGTCTTCTTTGATTGCCATCTCAAGCAGGTCTATGTATGACCCACGAGATTTTGTGTTGTCCGGCAGGTGCTTCATTAAGACGTGTGGTGTGTGGCCACAGTCATCTTTACTACGAATATCTGGCGTTATGTACTCGTGGCATGGATACTTCCAATAGTACCCATTTCGGTTGTGTACCCTGGATGGGTAAAAGAACTGGTGCTTACCAAAATCAAACCCGATGTTTAGCCGGGTTATACCTTCACTCCATGCCTGCTCAATTGTATCGCGCCAGCCTGGTAGTAAGATTTCGTCTAAGTCCATTGAGACGCAGACGTCAATGTCGGCGGGCACTAAGGCCAACGCGGCGTTTCTTGCCACGTCAAATCGCCAGGGGATAACGCAGATCTGGTGCACCGTTGCGCCACATTCTTTGGCTACTTGGACGGTGTTATCTGTTGATCCTGTGTCCGATATGATGATGG